GTTTGTTTAAAACACGGACATGCGGCTCTTGCGGTGACGGCGAGTGTGGCGAGCCTTCTTGCCCGTCGACTTCGAAGACTTCGTGTACGTCTTCTTCGCCTCCATGATGACCTTCCGTATGCCATCGCCCTTCTTGTACGTGCCACGACGCTTCATCTCCGCCATCGTCGACTTCACTTTAGCGAGCCAAGGGTTCGTCATTTTTGTTTAACCGCGAGGAATAAAACCCACACCAGACCCAGGACAGAGATTCCACTGACATCCATACGCATGAACGTCGTCCATGACCTTGAACTTGGAAAAGGCCTGGTCAGGTGCGACAAGAACGATTTTTGACTTTGTGAAGGCACGCAGCTCCTCCGGCTCGCGAGGATGGGAGGCCTGCTGGTAGGTCAGGCGACGCAGACGGCTCTCGTTCCAGGAGAGATTGATAAGCGGCTCAAGCTCTGTGCCGCGAACTTCATTGCCCGACACCAGAATGAGCTTGTTGGCCAGAGAATCTAACGACCTTGTCTCCACATCACCCTCAGTAAAGTGCTTCCGGACCGTTGTCTTGAGGTGGTGAGCCACGCGGTTCAGTGTGAAACTCTTGTCCGTGTGTGGGACCAGGCTCAGAATGAGCGGGTCATCGGACGGAAAGGCCTCATTCACAATCACTTCGCAGCATGAGACGAAGGAGCGGTGGGCGACCTCGTCATAGTTGGACTGAAGAGCAACCACTGGCTCATCCTGGGCATCGGAGTAGATATGAAGCTCAATAAGGCGATATCCCTTGGCAAGGGCACCCGAGAGGTCCTCGAATGTGCTACCCTGAACTGTGTACTCAACCAGCGTATGGTCCCGGGACTCACGCGGTTGCGTTTCAGCTCCCGCCATCACATACCCCGCAGCCACGAGTGCTCCCACGGCAATGAGTGTTTCCATTGATTTAGTCTTCCTTTTTTTTAGCCTTGAACAACGGCCCAAACCGCTCAGCATTCACCTTCTCATCTGAAATACGCTCACCCATAGACAGACCCATCAGACACGCGTAATGAAAGTGAAGACAGTACATGCCGCATTCAGACTCCTTGAACTGATGGCGAGTCGCATTGTAGGTCAGCTTCATGGGCGGGCCACCAAGTGCGTCCCACTGGTCCTTCCACCGGAACATCAGACGCTGAATCTCCTTCTCGGGCTTGTGGGCATACGAGTCAAAGTACGTCATGCGAGGGTACATCAGCTCCGGACGGATATCGAGGAACGCGGCAATCCAGTGCTGTCCCGGTCCATCGTGGACATCCGTGTTGAAGACAATGCCCACTCGACGACATCCCTTCGCATACAGAGTGGCCAGCTTCATGGAACAGAGTGTCGACACGATGCACTTGGACGTCTCCGACTTCAGGTCAAAGTCAATCGGTACACAACCCACGAAATGGTAGTCTTCGAACACCTTCTCGTATTCGTGTTCAAGCTTGTCAATGTCGTCAGACGAGAGCCATTCGGACTGGTTGTCTGCCCACGAAGCAGGTGCACGAGGTCGCTTCATCATGGAAGACACAATACAGCTAGGGTCGCCAGTGCGACACTTGGCATGTAGCCGCTGTTTCAGCTGACCCCACACCGCCTCCGTATCGCCTCTTTTGATCTCTCGTTCTTTGGGATGTTCCTTGTTGTAGACAGTCCGTAACCGTTCAATTTCCTTCTGGTCAAAGAGGAACATAGACTCGCTTGCTTAAAACGGATACTTTCTATACCGCAGAGTAGGACACATGGACACTCTGAAGGCAATTCTCTCTAGGTACATTCGCGTGAACAAGGACATCTCCCAACTGAATGCGGATGTTTCGGAACTTCGCGACACCCGGCGTACGGTCGAGTTGGATTTAGCTGCACTGTATGCTCACACTGACCTGCCCGACCAGATTCTCCTGCGTGAGTCTGAGATGACGTTCAATGTCAAGCGTCCACAGAAGTGGAAGAAGGGGTGGTCGCTGTCCAAGAAGGACCTGGAGATATATCTCAAGGACATTCTGGGCGATCGTGGATCTGAAGTGATGAAGGAGATTATCCGCCGTCACGAGCCGAGGCTGGTGGCTGACGACTTTGGGTTCGAGCTGAAGTCCACTGGGTCTTCGGGCTCATCAGATCCCGCTGAGTAAACTGGGTTATGCGTAATTGTCACGGTAACGTCGCCATAGCGGCCCAATACATGCACCGCACCCATGCAGCCACAAAGACAGACCGTAAAGGCGACAGCCACACCGATGAAGAACTCACTCATTCTGTTTTTTGGGTTGCGTGTGAGAAAGCGGGTTGAAGGGACTCTTCGATCTCGCGTAGCATGGCGTTGATGTCTTTCAGGTGTCTCGACGCTTCAAGGGTATTTTCGCGGGGCATGAATCCATATTGGACTCGCGTCACCGCAACGGATAACTGCCTTTGCCGCTCAACCACTTGAAGTGCCAGTGTAGATAGCTGTTTTCGCATCAATCGATATGTATGGGACGGAGAAAATCTTTAAACCCCATCATCCTCTCGCGAGGCAAAGTACTCTCGCATCTTTGTGTCGACTGTGCGGTCGGTTAACTCGAGCACACCGTCCTCGTTGGTTTCCAGAATCGACCTCACGTCGCGAATACCATCTAGGATGCGGTGGCGGTCGACATACTTGCGGTTCTTGGCCGAGCCGTGCCACATGTGATAGAGTGTGCCTGTCGAGCATGCGAGTTTGGGCAGCGTCATTCGTGCGTACTCAGTATACGACGGGACCAATGACGGGTGAACATATCCAGTGGGAAACTTAATGTCCATCCAGGCGGCGGTTGAGAGTGTGTCACCGCTTCCCGTGATGCCCTCCGTGTAGAATCCCACCTCCCGGAACCACCCTCGCTGGAAAGCCCACGCAAAACCCGGATGGTAATTGTGATTGTACAGGTTCGTACGACTCATGTACGCGACGGACAGGCGAGACTGGACTACCTTTGTGTACGTGCTATCCAGCCATACGCAGGTGGAAAAGGGCTGAACCACCTCGTATGTGTTCAGTAACCGCGAAACCTCGTCATACCAGCCGGGGTGGCCGAAGATAACGTCAGCATCCATGAAGAGCAACTTGGTGAACCTCCGCGGAACCCGGGCCTCCAAAAGAGAGCAGAGCGTCTCCTTATGGAACAGCACACTCTTGCTCCGGACATGGACCGCCTCCTTGATTTCGGGTTCGTGGTCATCAAAGAGCAGCTCCAGCGTGTAGTACGGGATCTTCGCGAACTTCAGCTTTTCAACTATGTACAAGTAGTTCATGAGCATCTTCTTCGACCGTGCCGAGTTGAAGAAGACAAAACAGACGGCCATATCCGTGTGCGTTGGGATCTCGTAGCGACATGCTGCGACATCCACGATACAGGTTTCAAGTGGGGGTGCGGTCTCAGGTGTCCGCACAACATTATAGGCAAAGGAGGAATGACACTGTCCCATTGTTAGTAGGCGGCGTTTTCGATATTGGCCCGACGCTCGGCGATTCGTTGAAGGTGCTTGCGGCGACTCATCTCAGCCGCAACCTGTGTCCGCTTGAGCTGGCGTTTGCGGGACAGTTTGTACATGAGCTTGTTCTGCTTCTTGGTTTGAAAGACTGCCTTGATACCCTTCTTGATACCGAGGAAACCACCACGGGCCCGGCGAGTTGTTGCCATTGTATGTGGTCGACAAAAACGAATTTACCGCGAAGGAGCGAACTCAACCCATGTACTCTCCCTACAATGCCTCCAATCGATTCTTTACTGAGGATGACATCCACCGCATTCTTCGCCGTCATGGACTCCCTCATTATCGAGTTGGCAATCGCAAGGTCTTCCAGACAGCCATGGTTCACACCACCTATGTACGCAGGACTGATTATACCACTCCCGACGGAGAGCCGGCTGTTCTTGCCCCCTGTCCGTCTGGTGTCATGCCCCTCCAAGATGAGAGCTACGAGTGTTTGGAGTTCGAAGGTGATGCTGTTCTCGGAGCTTGCATCGCGACGTATCTGCGAAAGAAGTACCCCGAGAAGAAGCAGGGATTCTTGACGGACGCCCGTAAGGAGCTCGTCAACAATGACCGTATCGGAGGGCTGTCAAAGGAGTTGGGACTGAATCGATTCTACGTGATTTCACGCCACAATGAGGATTCGGCGGCGATTGCTGGGAGGTCCAACACCAAGAAGCTAGGCGACATCTTTGAGGCCTTTCTCGGGGCCCTGTGGACGGATTGTGGCAACCGATTCGCAGTTGTCTATGCCTTTGTGACCAGTGTTATGGAGACATACCTCGATGTGGATGAGATTGTCGCATCGACCACCAACTTCAAGGATATCTTTCAGAAGTACTGTCAGCGAGAGTTCAAGTGCACGCCAGTCTATGAAATGAGGTCAAATGACCCGAAGAAGAATGAGATTGTTGTGGCAGTGCTTGTGGAAGGCAGAGTCTATGGAACAGGAGTCGGAACAACTCGCAAGAAGGCTGAGCAGTTTGCGTGCCAAGAGGCACTTAGTAAAGTCGGGGTAGGCGTTTCCGCCTGAGCGTCCGCCGCCGACCCCCTCCAGGAGCGAGGAGCTTCCGGCATGCAGCCTTGATATCGTCCATCTTCTTGTCGTCCTGCGGAGCCTTGGCAGTCTTCGGGGCCTTCTGAACCGCAGCTGCCGCAACGGGCGGGGTCGACATGGGGTATGTTGAAGGGAGGAGAGCTGGAAGAACGCGAACCAGCACCTGTGCCTCGGCGGGAGGCATGGGCTTTTCCGCTACAACCGGGTGGATAATTGACTGGCCTCCGAACAGGTTGGGAATGAGCGTACTGATAAGACGGTCTGTCATAGGCTTCTTCCAATCGGCCTGGATGGTGTCAAATACGTCCTTCAGGAAAAGCTTGCTCTCTTGCTCGGACACGACACCCGCAGCCGCCGCAGGACCCAACAGACCGAGGGTATCCCATACGGACATCAGTGATTCAAAGGAAGCAGGTTTGTTGAAGACCTTCGCTTGAACCAACTGGTCGATGAGCGTAAACTGTAGCGTGTGCTGACTGAATGACTTCCAGTAGGTCTGTAATTGCGGCGGCGACAAGGAGTATTGGACCGCCCACTCCTTGAATGCCCTGACGTTGGTGGTTCCGCGGCCCCAATCAAAGATGACGAGCTGGTCACCCTGCCATCCCAGATTGTCGAAGTGAGAATCGCTGTGGGTAATTGTGTTCGCATTCAACCGAGCCATGGCCAACATGACTCCCTTTAGCGACGACTTGATCAGGGCATCTGGTTTGGACTTGGCACGTATACTCTTCAATAGCGTGTCGCCTTGCACCGGTGTGACCAGGTTGATAAGCCTCCTTTCATCGCCTTGCAGATCATCGATTGTGCACTCCGCTCGCTTGTCTTCGGGTTTGAAGTTCGGTATGCACGCAGTGTCCGCCAGGTTGAAGAACTTTGTGATACCATGTCCTTCCGCCTCCAGTTTTTTGAGTTCCTTGGCAACCGCCTTCTGGATGTCAAGTTCACGCTTGTCGCGAGTGATTCGAGAAACAAACGCAGTTCCAGCCGGTGCTTTCCGTAGAGTGGTACGCCTACCATTACAGGCAACCTCTGGGATGTACACGCACGTATCGGCTCCTTGTGTCTTGTAGGCACCGCCCTTCATTGTTCAGAAGCGACAAGAATATATCCTCGCAAAAGATAAACACAATGGGCGGCGGTCTTCTTCAGCTCGTCGCATATGGTGCTCAGGATGCGTACATCACTGGAAATCCCCACATCACCTTCTGGAAGGTGCTGTACAAGCGTCATACCAATTTCGCCATGGAGGCCATGCGTGTCAACTTCACGGGCTCGCCTAGCTACGGACAGCGTTCGGTTGTGGTGGTGAACCGGAATGCTGACCTGATGTTCCGCACGTATCTCGAGGTGACGCTTCCCGATACGCGTGCGGCTGCCACAGGTGCCACACAAGACGTGCTGTGGACGGCTGGCGGTCGTCGCCGTCTGGGCTACCTTCTCATCCAGCAGGTGGAGATTGAGATTGGTGGCCAGGTCATGGACCGTCACTATGGCGAGTGGATGTACCTGTGGGAGTCCCTCACTTCGCAGTATGACCAGTCTGTTCGCCTCGACCAGATGCTTGGTGCCGCCGTTCAGGGTACGTACTCGACGCCCGCTGGCTGCAACGGTCGCCCGACGGTGATGTACATCCCGTTGTCCTTCTGGTTCTGCCGCAACCCGGGTCTGGCTCTGCCGCTCATCGCTCTCCAGTACCACGAGGTTCGCCTGAACTTCATCTTCCGCCAGGCGACGGACCTGGTTCAGAACATCACGACGGGTGGTGGTGCGTTCACGGGTGGCATCGTCGCGGCGGCCTCGGCCCTGCCCCGCTTCAAGGATGCGGCGGTGTACGTGGACTACATCTACCTCGACACGGATGAGCGTCGCCGCTTCGCCCAGCAGTCGCACGAGTACCTGATTGATCAGCTTCAGTATGGTCTCCAGCAGTCTGTGACTTCGCAGACGGTCCGCCTCGACCTGACGCTGAATCACCCGGTCAAGGAGCTGGTGTGGGTCTACCAGGATGCCCGCAAGCTTGACTGCTCGCAGCTCTCGGCTCTGGGAACCAGCAACACGCAGCCGTTCGCGTACGACGACATTGCCAACCGCTGCCGCCTCCAGCTCAACGGCCAGGACCGCTTCGACGAGCGGTATGGCGACTACTTCTGGAAGGTCCAGCCCTACCAGCACCACAGTGGCGGTGCCTTCGAGCCGCACGCGTACACCCAGCTGCCGCTGACGGGTGCGACTCAGGGTAGTGTGTATGCGGTCTTCACTGCGACGACAACAGCTGGTAGCACGTCAATCACCCTTACCACCGCCCCGTCGGCAGGGTTGATCCCCAGCAGTGGCATGGTTGTCGTGTCGGCGACGACGGCGACGGGCGTGGTCGCGGTCCTTCCGGGGACTACGATTACGTATGCGTCTGGTACTGCAAACACGTCTACTGGAGTATACACTCTCGGTACGGCCGCCGTTAGTGGATTCACCGGCTCGCCTGCGACGGTCACCTACTACGCCGTCTACGACCCGAACAATAATGCGTCAACCGACTCCATTCTCGCTGGCGGCGTGGCTCAGTCCGGTTACCAGACAACGAACCCGGATGCGGTTCCGGTTTCGCCGTATGTGTCAACGGCGTACACGCAGTCGGTGAACCCGATCAACGTGTACTCGTTTGCTCTGGCCCCCGAGGAGCACCAGCCGTCTGGCTCGTGTAACTTCTCGCGTATCGACACGACGACCCTGGTGTTTGATTCGATTGTCGGTATGGATGGTAAGGCCCTGGTGGCTGGCTCGTTCCCCAGCAAGAACTACCCGTACCTGTTCCGCATGTATGCCGTGAACTACAATATCTTCCGCGTCATGAGTGGCATGGGTGGCCTGGCGTACAGCAACTAAGGTCGCTCAACTCTTCCGCATATACGGAATCGCCAGAAGCACAAGAAGCACAATCAGAACTCCAATGTCAAACACACCGACAATCTTCTTGTACTTGATGGGCAACTCGTGTGTTCCGGGTGGGACTCCGCCATAAGGCTTGGCCCACCCAATCAGCCCACCGAGAAGTGTAGGCCCTAGCTTGTCATTGCAGTCGTAAATGTAGTCATACCACGCCATCAACACATAGGCTGTCATTGCGAGGACAAACGCAAGGACAATCTCATGTTCCCACGCCTTCGGATGCGGCATCCAAAAGATAAACAGAATGAAGACTGCGAAGGCGATGCACTTCTCGTTCAGATAGAGCGGTGTTCCGAAGAGCCCGCCACCCATTTTGCTTTCAGGTCAGTTTTTGTTATGCACGTATTCGGTGAACACTGTCCGATCCCAAGGGTCTGCTGCATCATAATCGGAGCCGGCTCGCCGGGAGCCGGACACTTGACGTGATCGTACCCAAGAATATGGCCCATCTCATGCGAAACGACATACTGACGGTACCCGTCGAGCGACTGTTTGCTTTGAGGTGATCCATGAAACCATCTCTTCGCATTCAGGTACAGATGTTTCCCACCCAGTTCAGCACAGGAGAGGTTGCTCGGTAACCCACATACCTTTGTGATGTTCGCAGGCGACACTAACCGAATCTCGACGTCGGGGTTCGCGGTTACGTGGACAAAGCGGTACCCATGAGCCTCCCACCCATCCGGGTCAGCCAAGTAAATTTGAAGCAAGTTGGAAAACTCCTCCTGTGAATACCGGACATCCGGATCCACATGAGCCGTATACCGCACAACCCTAGTCATGCTCTTGCTTCTAGGAAACGAAAAGTATAGAGATACGGATAGACAGAGCAAATGCCGAAGTGCTCTCATTGTAAAAAGCGAACCCACCTGCTCTTCACCTGCCAGTGTCCTGCGTCGTTCTGCGTCAAGTGCCGAACCCCAGAGGTTCACGAGTGCAAGGACTATGTTGCTGGAAAAGTTGTCTTGATCAAGGTTGTTGCGGAGAAGGTTACACCAGTCTGAGGTGCTTCATGAAGGTATTCGCAATGTTCCGTGCCTCGGTCTTCGTCATGTGCTTCCAGTCCATAACGGACATCACGATGCCGCCATCACGCAGAATCACCTCGAGGACCACCTCCTTCCCGTTAACGCTCGTCTCCTGAAAGGTCACGAGCCACAGCTCCTCATTCTCTGGCGTCTTGTTGCCCACACGGCAGTTACCCACGAGGTCGGAGAAGGCATAGAGCGTATCGGCGATGGCGTTATCGAAGTTCATTTTGGATGCCTTCCGTTAGGGTTGGCGGCCCCGGATCCGTTTTGAAAACGGATTCCGTTAGCCAGAGAGAAGGGATAGCATCAAAATGGACACCGCTCTTCTCGTTCGCGACGTCAATCACGTTCTCTACAGCATCATGCCGTATGATATGGTTCCCTATGCGATGTCCACATTCTACGCATCGTATAATGACCTTCCAGATGGGCGAGATACTCATGCCATCACTTTGGCCCACCTGTTCGACACACTCGACCTCTTCACCCGGGGGAATTTCCAGAGAGTGTCCATCTTTGACCGCCTCGCGGGTTGTCTCGCGGGAATGAGGATCTCAGACTTTGAAACGCTTGACCATCACTCTCAGACCGTCTTGGCCAGAGTGTAGGCCAGCGGATAAATTAAATCTGAAAACGAATTTTTTAGGTCTAAATCCAGAACCAGATTAGGGCCAGTACACACTGACTCTCAAGCTTCCAAGCCTCCCACCCACACATCCTCTTCAACTTCAATAATGGCCGCCTTCATCTGCAACTTCATCAAGCGGGGCGACCTTCGCCCCTGCGAGGTTCTCGTTCCGCCCCTGGGCGTTGGCGGAATCCGCCCCTGCTGCGGCATCCACGCCCCCATCAAGGCCCGCCTTCCCCCGCTTCCCGCGGGGTGTTGCGAGCACATCATTGCCGGCCCTCCCGAGCACTGGTGCCCCCTCCTCGTGGTTCCCGGTGACCGCCTCTGTCCCACACACGCGGCACGGCGGGACCGCGAGGACCGACTGCGGGTGGCCAGGAATGCGGCCGAAGCCGAGGCACACCGGGCGCACATCGCCCTGGACGTGGAGATGGCGGGACTCCGCATCCCGCCCGTGCATATGCCGCGCGCGGGCCTAGACGCCGCCCTTCGCGGGCCCGCACCCGCGGCACCCGCGGCACCCGCCGCACCCGCGGCACCCAATCCCGCGGTACCCGCACGCCTGGACGGAGCCGAGATCTACCGGCTCGCGAACGACCGGCAGAACGTTCACACCGGCCACGTGGTCAAACAGACCAACGCAGGCGAGGAGAAGCTTCTGGCCGTGCGGACGGACGGGAAGCCAGTTGGCCTTCGCATCCTGCGAAACTTCGTCAACCGAGGCGGGTCCATGCAGGGCTTCCTCCGGGTTGCGAATGACGTCGAACACTGGTATTCGACGGAGACGTGCCGCCGCATGGGCGACCGCCTGTACGGCCGGCTTCTCGAGGGCCTGTGGACTCTGATTGAGCAGCAACCGGAGGCACAGCGTGCGGAGCTGAAGACTCGGCTTTGGCAGGAGGCAACCGAGTCCGTTGGCATGTGTTGCGAGGGACACATCGCCCGCCTGGTTAATGTGATGTCCGGATTCGACGAGGCGTTTCGGCCGCGTGTCTCACTCGGGGAGGCCATCCAGGCCAAGATGGCTGAGATTGCGGGCAAGGCGGACCTTTCCGCGGGACAGAAGGTCGATGTGGCCCGCGTGTTCCTAACGGCGCTGGCCATCTCGGCGGAGGAACAGGCCCCCTGGTTGGAGGCTCTTGAGTAAAAAACCCCGACAAATGAGGCGGAGGATCATTCGAAGGGCAACGATGGCGAGTAAGGCTAATCTCCCCCCAAGAACCCCGAGCTGACGCACCCGCCACGCCTCCGCACCGCCACGCACTAACCCGGGGGCAACCCCA